CCAACGTTTTGTGTAGTTACGGGTTGTCCGTGGCGCTCTGTCAAGGGTTCTTAACGGAGGGGCTTGGGTTTGTTTGCGAGGGTGATAAAGGTCTCAGCAGGGCGAGGTGGTTTTGGTAGTTCTAGAGCTAGTTTGCGGGTTGAGGCGAGTCTCTTCTTGAGTTTCTGGAGACGACTCGCCACTTCTGGCGCAAGTGCAGGCGTGAAGAACGGCGCCAACCCTGAATAGGTTGATTGGTCCAATGGTGTGATTGTGACGAACGATTGCATTGCATTGAATTCCTCGGTTGATATGGTAACGCTCAACCATAACGGACCTGTCAAGCTAACAGCAAGACAGGTACCAACGCTATAATTCACATTATTAGCGCTATTCAGACTGTTATACAAATATAGTCCAGCCTGGAGGAACCCAGTCGGAGGACTGGCGGTCGAAAAGGTCACGCTGGGGTTTCCAGCGGTTTCGTTCGTGATGACGGTGATGGCGTAGGCCCCGGGTTCGGCAATGACTAGTTCAGCGTTACCGCTGAACCAGCCAATCGGATCAAGGAGGACATCGAGGGATCCGAATTGGTTAAGGATTGTCGCAGGCGCGGAATTGTTAGCCTGTGCTATATGAGCGAAGAAGCTCTGATCACTCGAAATGGAGTCCAGCTGGGGTGTCATTAATGACACGCTGTACTCCACGTAGAGTTCACCAGAAGTGATTGGTGTAGTCGACATACTTTGCGTGGCAACGTAGACGTTACCAACAAAGTACGTCTTTTCATCCGTACTTAATGGGGTCGTGAGACTCCTGGTGATATAGTATTCCTTAGCCTTGTGTAGATTGTAAGCGGCACATTCATACACTGAGGCGAACCAAGGTGGTGAGCGTACTGCACCATCATAAGTCATGAATTGGAGTTTGTCAACTGGGGGTGGATCAACGGCATCGAAGTCAACAGCAGCCATAACTGTGCCTTCGTTGTCTGTCCCACACTGTGGTTCGTAGATGAACCGGAGAAAATTGAACCTATAAGTTTCAAAGCGTGATGCAATTCCAGAGAGCCATGGGAACAGCTCCCTGTTACCAGGATTGATCGGTAGGGCAACGGCCAGTGAGAACTGACCAGCATCGCTGAACGAGATGTCCTGGACATATTCCCGGTGTTCTATCTTCATACCGGATTTGCTGGACCGCATTCGCGCTTTGGTGTGTTTGACATAGGTCCCGTTCGCAGCAGGGGCGGACAGTGACATTGAGTGGTTGTACCCAGTGAGGCCCAGATTTGGGCTCGCAATAGCAGAAGCACCGGAAGTCGGAAACGGGAGAGCCTCGAGGAGTGCAGGGGTGAGTTCCTTGGCCAGGGATCTCGCTATTTGCGAGAATCCCGGGACCATCTGGCCCACTAGGCCTGCAGTCATGTCTTTGCTCATCGTTTTCTTTCTTTGGTTCTTCTGTTTTGGTTGTTTCGGTTTTGACTTTGGCATTACTCATTAATAATCATCCGGTCCCCAAGCGGACCGGGTCAAAACCTAGTTCTCTAATTTCTTCAGTGGCGGCCCCCCCTGACCACAGCAGGCTGGGGGTCAGTCTGTTGTGGTTTCTGGGGCCGATTACCTCTAGCAACTGTTGTAGTAGTGGTGGCGTGGTGGCTATCTGTGGCGGGTCGTCTACCTGGTCTGCCGGTTTTGGGCTCGACAGCTCGGGGCGTGATCCTCCGAGTTTTCTTTGTTGTAATAGGAACCGGAACATTAGTCCTATCTGGCGTAGGCTTGGCTCTAATGATCTGACGGTTTACGACGACTGGCACAGCCTGTGGTGGCGGTGCTCTTGGTTCCATGCACAGCGGTGGGCTGAGCATGTCTTCTAACGTGCGAACGGAATTGAGCCATTCACGGGCTCTGATCCAATGGAATCCGGGTAACGCATTAATGGCATAATCTACATACCATTCCCGGGGTTCGTTTGGATAATGTTCTTCCTGGGGAACATCCGAGTTCCAAATATTCAGGAACTTTGTTTGGGGTCTGCCGTCCGATAGTCGCATGACGGTTTCGCAGAATTGTCCCAGGACAGGTGTGTTCGCATCTGTTAGGAAAAATGCGGTGGCTTTCTCAACTAATTTCATGGCGGGAGTGATTGTGGAGGGGAGAGTTACGGTCACATGAAACTTGGCCAATTGTCTTGGTAAATCGCAGCATGAGCTGCTATCACCAAACCAAACATCGGGTCCATAGACCCGGGCCAAGAACATGACACCTAATTCCCCTCTTTTAACCACTTCCAGCTCGAGTTTTTGTCCTATCATCGTGGCGGCACGAAGATATTTTTCACTATCAACATCAGCGGTCAATCCGTCGTCCCCACCATACACGCCTAACTTTTCATATGCTTCATCAGGACCGATGAAGCACCCATTTATATTAGTCATGCGGTGGGCGAGGAACGCAACAAATGCGTTCACCAACGAATTGAGGGCTGCTGTTTCAGGTGATCCTGATGCACGCGCATCCCCAGTATCATACTGGATCCCAAAAGTTGAAAACGCTCTCAATTGGTATTGAGAGCGATGCAACTCCAGGATCTCATCATGGTACTGTGTGCGGAAGTATCGCATCAGAATCATCTGCTCGAGCGTTCTTACCAACTTACTCACTCTACCGTCGAATCTACTAAAATCTGTTTTGGCTACACTAGTGGCGCCACAACATAATTCAGTGACTCGGAGAGCGACTTGTTTGGGTGTTTTCCCAAATGCATACCACGGCTGAGCTTTCACATGCTCAGCTAATGCGTAGATGTATTTGGAGTAGGCCATCTTATCACATCCATTAATTGTACTAATGGGACGCGGATCTTTTGGTTCGGGGTAGCACTCACGTTTAAGAAACATATTAATCACACGCTTGGGTTCCATGAACTCTGCTGCGTGCAATATATGTCTTTGAGCTGGGCGGTCTTGTTTTTCGAAGACATATTCTTCATCGACCGGAATCGCCATATGGGGGTTTGGGATAAATTTTTCGACAAATTCTGCCATCACATTCTGCAAAAATGGGGTCATTTTAAGGTCCGCAGGAGCTTTAATGGCATTGATTCTACCATTAATACATGCTTGCTCATTGTTCTTTGTAATATCTGGAGCGAAGCACATACCTGCTATTATTGGGGACATGAATGGGGTGACTGCTTGTTTTGCGTCTGGGTCATATTCTTTCGGATCGTACTGATACCGCTGGACAGCATCTTCGAGGGGGTATACACATGGGGGTGGAGGAGCGTAGCCTGACTCAGGTGACTTATGATAATCTAACAACACCAATGCGTGTTGTCTAG